ACCTTTCTAGAGACAAACTTAAGAGCACTAAGTAGTTTCTTAAGTTCCTCGGGTCCATGACCTCCGTTAGTTAGGTTGTTGTCAAAGATACCCGTCATTGACACACCTAGTAGTCGCTCTTCTTCGCAGTTTTCCTTGAAGGATTGATTACTAAAGTATGTAAAGTTTGTTAAGGCACTTTGTAAAGTACCTAGGATTGTAGCATAACGAATCTTATCAATCAGTTGTGGACCCTGATCATCAGGACGAACAGCAACAGTTGATAGATTGCAGAATTGATTTGGTCGTAGGATAATCTCTGAGCATGGATTAGTACCAAACTCAAAGTCTGGATTTCGTCCAGCCTTTTGTGCAATGGCTCGCATTGCTTCACGATTACAAATACCTCGCTCACCCGAACGAGAATTATATAGTGAAGACCATTCTTGCATAAACGAACCCATATCTGGCTTGGTTTCATAGACAGCAGAATTATTAGCTAGTGCTCTATGACCACCCTTTTCCCACCAGGGGCCACTCTTGGCATGTGCCATCTCATAGTCATTAAGATCACTGAGAGAAATCAGAGCAGAGCGTCTAACTCCACCTGAGATAATTGAATCAGCAATCTGACAAACTAAATCATGAACTTCAATTGGCTTAAGTTTACGACCACGGGCATCATAGAACGTATTAGCAGTAAACTTAATTAGTCTAATAAATGGTTCTGGACCAGAAGCACGACCACCAAATGTCTTTAGGCGTGCTCCTGATGGACGTACTTGGCTTGTATCAACATTGAGATGATGTCCATTATAAAGATGGGTTACAAAATCACGATAGGCATTAGCCCATCCTTCTCTTGAATCCTCTACAACAATGGATCTATCTGTCTTTGTAATTGTATCATGAACCATAGGAAGCTTAGCAATGTTGTGCTTCTCTACAGAGAATCCAACTCCAGTTCCACAGGCTAATGTGTACATGATATTTGAGAGATCTTCGATAGACTGGATAGCAATATAACAACAGTTATAAGCTGCTACATCATCCTTATCCAATGCAGGACCAGCCGTCATAAGGGCTCGCATGGAGCCAAAGACCTGACGATCCTTCATGGCTTGTCGAATATTACCAATTTCCTGCATTTCTTCTAGGGGAACCTTATTGCTAAGATCGAGCCGATTAATTAGATAATCAAAGTAACGATCTACAGCTTCGTCCCATGTCTCTCTACGGTTTAATTCAGGTAACCATCGGCAATACTTGTCGGTAGCTACAAAATCTTCAAATACCTTGCTCATATATATCTCCCTTACTTAAATCCAAAATGTTTCTAACTCCGTGGTTATTTGGACACCACAGGTTGATTGTATTATTATCTTTGTCATAATCGCCATGACGCAGAATACGAACGCACCTAGCTTGGGCTAAGGCAAAATCTTTACGGAACATATCAACAGGACGCTTTTCTTCAGGTCGCTTAGCCCAATCCTCGTCTTGATACATCTCCATAATCTTTGAATCCCATTCTTCTTTGAGGTTGTTTTCTAAGAACTTCTTAGCTTTGGCAGGACCTACTTTCCAAAGACCCCAGATATTATCCGTAGTATCTCCAGTCATCCATTGCTGGTAGAAATACTTATCGGCCTCTTCTCCAGATACCAGGAGCGGTTCCGATTCCTTGTCTGGATTCCAGTGCCATCCAGGAATCTGTCGAAGATCCTTGTCCACCGTCACACCTACGGCTTGACCTGACGACACCAACATTCCAATAAGATCGTCTGCTTCTAGGTGGTCTACACATCGTACACTGATATTTTCCACTGCATAGATTGTTTCCAATGCAATCGGCATAGAATCGGGAGACTTGAAATCCTCCCTGTGTTTCTTGTACTCTGGCCAAAACATCCTCCTAAAGTTCTTACTTCGTGGACAAGACATAGCTACATAAATAGTATCTACACCCTGTGGTGTCCAGTTCTTAATGTCTTGATTGATACGACCAGGTAGGTCTTCAATACCTTCGGCATCTGCCCAGAAGGCAGCCCTATAGGCAATGATATCTCCATCAAGAATTGCTGTTGTCGGCATCGTCATTGTATTCCTCAAGTTCTAGATAACCAATATCTAACCAATATTCAATTGCTTGCTTTACCAGATAGTCAAGATCATCTAGTTCACCATCGTTAGTAACAACAACATCGAATAGATCATCATATTTGCCCTGTATATTTGCTTTCTTATATGAATATTCTATATCATTAGCTAAAGTTTCACTTTCGTGATCACGCCAATCAGCATTCTCTTCCTCTAGTTTTCGAATACCTTGAGAAAGAAAGATTTGAGTTGCAACTATATCTCTACCAAATGCTAATTCATTCATATAACGTACATCATCTTGGATAATGACATATTCAAAGTTGGTTTTACCTTCCTTCTTATTGTCTAGTTCCTTAATCATATACTCTTGAATTGATTCGTAGGATCGTACAACCCAGTAATCTGGATCTTCAGACCTACGATTGGCTCCGAGTTGTTGACAGAATTCACGATAGGCCGATGAATTCTTTTCTTTTGTAATACCAAGTGCAGCTGCTTGCTGCTTAATAGCATCAGCAAAAGGAAGTATTACAGGAATATAGCCAAGTTCAAATGAATACTTGGCAATTAAATGGGCAAGGGTGGTTTTACCCACCCGACCCTTACCGCTGATTTGAATAATTCTCATTATGAATCTCCTGCCAGTGTCGAATAATATAACCTAGTCCAATTTCTCCACGGTTATATTCAACAACCACAGGATGATCTGGATTAGAAGCTATAAAGTCGTTTACTTGGCGCATAAAGTAAACTGCTTCAGTCATTCATCATCTCCCATTGCAATCTTGATAAGATTAAATAAGACATAACTAAGAAATACAACACTAAAAACTAAAAGAATATTACTCATCGCTTAGCTCTATTCTTAGATTTACTTATAACTCGTAAATTCTTGGATGAGTTATTTTGAGGATTACCATCAACATGATCAATGTCTTTGCCATCCCCCTTCTTTACTCGACCATCACGAAGAGCCTTGCGTCGATTTTTATTTCGTTTTGCTCTATTCTTTTTCTCTTCAGTTGAGGATTGGAACTTAGCATATTCATCTTTATAGTCTCTAGCCATTAGTGTGTCTCCGACCAATTATTACCAACTTTAAATTCTGCCTCAATCTTGCAATTACTGCGTAGTAGTTCACCAGCAGTAGTTGCAGATTCGCAGAGGATTTTACCAACTTTATTAGCTACATCAGGATGACATTCTACTTGTAGTTCGTCATGCACTGAAGCAACCCAGTTAAACTTATCTTGACCAATCTCCATCCGTAGACGTTGATCAGCTACACAAGCCCAAGCCTTGGCAATATGAGCACCAGAGGACTGAAGCAAGGTATTGAGAGCAGCATGTTCTTTACGAACATAGACTGGTCGCCAATTAAATGGCTTGACATATCCCTTATCCAAGGTATCAAATCTACAATTCTCAATCAACTTCTTAAGTCCAGGGATATTACTTAAGAGTTTATTCTTGGTTTGCTTTGCCTTGTAGGTAGATGAATTGATTGTCTTTGCAAACTTTTCATCACCACCACCATACAAGAAGCAATAGATTGCAGTCTTGGCAGTATTCCTTGACTCTAGTTCCATAGCCTTTTGATTGTGAGTGTGAATATCACCTTCACAAACTTCCTTAGCATATGCGCCATTGTCAAAAGGATATAGATAATGAGCAAGCATTCTCAGTTCCAGACCCTTAAGATCTGAACCAACCAACACCCAACCATCTCTAGGAATAAACAATGCTCGTGCTCTAGGATCAGAATGAACTTGTTGGATATTCGGTTCACGACTTGACATACGACCAGTCACCGCACCAAGAGTATTGATATATGCATGGATACGTTTGTCACGACTTACCTTAGCACGACTTACCCAATCAGATACCTGAGACATTAACTTTACAAGATCGAAATACTTGCACAGAGTCTTTGCTTCAGGATACTCTAGGTCAGATAGAACTGCATGGTCAACCTTGGGGTTCCCCTTGTCGGTTGTGTTTGGTTCCCATCCATACTTCTCTTGGAGTCGTTCTGCGATCTGTTGTCGAGAACCTGGATTGAAGACCTCGACTTTATCCTTGAGTCGCTTTCCTGTTTTCTCAGAATGTCTAACAATGATTTTGTCTGGAAAGATTCGTCGCATTTCATCTTCGATTTGTGATTTCTCAATTAGCAACTCCATCTCTAATGCTTCGGCTTTGTCTATATCAAAGCTAAAACCAGCTTCGACTTGACGCTTGATCATATCCGCAACGACATGTTCCATCCTAACGGCACGACTATATTGTTCAAGATAGCCTTGCTTTTCAAAGTGTGCCCATATCTTTGCAGTTACAACGGAATCCTGTAGACAATACTTACCCATCTCTTCGGTATAGGAATCCCAACCACCCTGATAATCAATCTTCTTGTTTCCAAGATGTTCACCCCATGCCATTAGAGAATGGGATTGATCACGAGTAGGAGGATTATCTCCATACACAAGACGAGAAAGAATCAAAGTATCCATGATCTGTTCTGGCTTCTTATCAAGAGAACCAAACAACCTCTCAATCAATGGAATATCAAAGGCGTAGATGTTGTGACCAATGAGCATATCTGCATCACGCAGCATATTGATTCCATCATTGAGGTTATCTTGCTCAAACAACAGCATCTCATTAGTATCAACATTGCAAACAGACATACACCAAATCTTGGTAGCCTCTGGAATATAAGTATCCTTCTTACCAGCAACTACTTCATTAAGGCCATTAGCCTCAATATCAAACGCTAATCTCATCGTAGCGATAAAGCACCTCTCCTTCAGGGGTAATTACAA